TTGCTGCAATTTTTTGTCCAACAGGTTGCACTGCATTGTAGTCAATGGCTATGATGGGATATGATGTCTCAGTAACTGGTGGGCACGTAATTGGAATGTTTCTCGTTGTTAAGCTCAAAGCTTTGCGAAACTTCACAACTTTTGATGAACTCTCTCCTGATGTCGAGAGTTGATTTCCTGGTGCTTCTGATTGTTCTGATGGATCATTTGCTGATTGTTCGACAACTTCCTTCGCTGGAATGTGGCGTTTCATGAGAGTACCTGTCATCTCTGATGCTTTCACTGGCTTTTGTTCACAAGACTCCTCACTCCTAGGCGTTCTTTGAGTGATAGTCTGTGGTCTCAGTGGTTTGAGCATGTAAAATCTGAAATCGTCATAGAGTGAATCGTAGACGTTCAGAGCGATATTTGGTGCTCCTCCTTCTGCCAATACTTGAGTATACGGTGTATCAAGTTTGTCTCCAATTGTAAGAGGGTAAGTCGTCTGTCTTGGTACTGTTACACTAAATGGTCCTCCTATTCCGTTCGCAAGAACTCTCGGACCATATAGCATATTTGGATAACCTAGTCCAGTGTTACGAGATGTCAATTGAGTTGAATCTCCAGTTATTGCATATTCAGAGTCATATTCCTGTCCATGAAAAGTCAATGTTCTTGATCCGCTGTGTGCGAAGAAGAAATTCTTGAAGTGTTGTAAGTAGTCAGAAGGTTTGTTCACTAGACCAATTTGTCTGTCTAACGTGGTTCTGTAGCCTCGTTTTAACACTTTGTAAAGATTGTCTTCATGCTCTCCTAATGTCTCATCCAATCCTGATTCACGTTCAGTTGAATGTACATTTTCTTCTAAGAATTCATCATCAACTTCATTTCCTGATTGTTCTTTAACTCGGTCAGCTGAAATTTTGACTTTGTTCATTTGTGGTGGAAGAAGTTTTGGTTTGTCTTCTTCTTCCTCTTCAGGTGGTTCAATAACTTCTCCTGTTCCGAAGTCTTTGATGACAAAATCTCCATTTTCATTGAGATATTGCCACTGAAATCCTTCTTTTGCTTTTGGAAATTTAAATTGAGCATTTTCCATGCGGTGCCAGAAATTGAT